TGGGCTTGTCTTACTTCTTTATGATAGATAGCACCATCAGCAGCAGCCTTGGTAGCACCTTCCCATATGTTCTCGTAGTCTTCAGGATTGTTAGCCTTACACCTGGCTCGTTCTCTCTCTAATACATCTGGAAACCAGGGATTGTCGTTATAGTTCATTTTGACTACAACAGCATCGTTAGGCTTATTTATAATGAATCGTTTATAAGTATCGTCTGTATCCATGTAAGGGTTAAATGTAACCCATATCTCACTGCCAGGCTTCCTGATGGTCGGTATCAATATATCGTATGATCTCTTGGAAACTGTCTGAGCTTCCTCAATCCAAACTATATCTACACCCTCAAAAGACTTAATACTCTCTACAGTGTTTGTAGCTAATCCTGCAAAGGTAAACTCAGTGCCATTTATACCTCGTATGGCAGTCTCTACGACCTCATAGAAACTTCCTAAACCTAACGCCTGGATTTGATCTTTCAGCAGCGTATGAACTGACTGCTTGATAGACTTCTGTATCTCCCTGGCACAAAGTATACGCATAGGCTTTTCAGTGCCTTGCATTAATAATGCCCTGGCAAAACCCCAAGACTTACCAGAACCTCTTCCACCGTATGCTACTTTGTATCGGTTAGGCTCAAATAAAAACTTTAACTTACTTGGAAACTGACTCGGCATCTACGAACTCAATCTTCAAGTTATTAGATAAAGAACCATCTGAAGAAACTATATCTGTTTGATTCTGAACTTTACCTTCTATACGATCTAAAACCATATCAATAGCTTTTGTATCTCCATCCTCAGCTTTTGCAACTAATGCTTCCATAATTCTTTTAGCTCTTTTTGCATCATCCTGAGTAACAATTCGCTTGAGAGTATCATTCAGTAACCTATTCTTTTTACTAGAATAATTGTTACCTTTATTTACTTCGGCAGCCCTCTCTCTAGCTTCTTCTAATACTTTCTTTTGTGCTTCTGATCGTTCTTTCATATCGTAACTCCAAATGGGTCATTACTTTCCTTGTTTTAATTGTTTCATTCGTTCTAATCTATTCTCTCGTGTGAGATAAATCCAACGCTCCAAATCTTGATAGGTTCGTCTACAAGATATACATCTAACTTCGTCTTCAGCCTTTTCCATTCGACAAACACCAGTGCATGGTGAATCGTCTTCTAACACTTCCATCTAGCCCTTGCTGCCTTACCTCTTTCACCAGTCCAACTTTTTGACCTGGCACAGAATGACTTCCTTCTCTTTGCATCCTTACTACCTGGCTTCACTTTACCTGTAACCGCCGTCTTAAGTTTGCTTCCTGGGTTAGCTTTTCTGTATGCAGCAACACCCTTCTTAGTCATACCAGCACCTTGCTTGACTGATCTGTAATTGCCAGACTTCTTAGATTTGCTGATAGCCATTATATGTATTCACCCTTCTGTATTCTTAGTGGTCCTATGTTTATAAGTAGATATTCAACTGGATATGTTAACCCTTCCGATTTAATCTCACCTTCATATATCTCAAATCCGAAATTGAAACCGAGATACCAATGATATGACCAGTTATCAAACACAATCACCCACGCTTTTTAGTAGTTCTGCTAGGCTTTTTCTTGGCTGTTTTTGCTGCTTGCTTAAAGGCTTTAGCTGTTGGTGCTCCTTTGCTTCCTGGCTTTCGCATTTTTTCACCTGATCCTGCTTTGATTCTTTTTCTTTTTGCATGGATATTCCTATATAAAGACATTGTTATTTACCTTTCGGTTTGCGGTGAGTTAAATATTTACTGTTTTTTGTGTGTGTAGCACCAGACATTAAACGACCATTATGTTTGTGTGTTTTACCTGTGTATAGTCTACCGCTCGGTAGGTAATGTGGAACGCCTTTAGCCATTATTATCTATACCTATTTAAGTTCTGTAGAAGTCTATCTATCTGGCTCATGTCTACAGGTATTGTGTTGTTTCTCTGGAACATATTATTTACAACTGGGTCTGTGTTCATTGGCATTGGCTGTGGCATTGTTAACAGACCTGGAGCCATTGCTGGCATTTGCTGAGTCTGACCCAAGTATGCACCAGTCTTAGGATCATAAACACTATTAGTGCCTGGGTCTTGATATATCATTGGCTGAGGATTTGCCGTCAACATTGGATCATTTAATACACCCATGTCTACATCATTACCAAGCATCTTTATATATAGTTCTCTTTCCCTTGGTGTCATATTTCCAAATTCATCCATAATTATTTACCTTTTTTGCCGTAACCTTTTTTACCTTTGTGTTTTTTACCACAAGCCATGATTAATCCTTTATATAAAAAAAATCCCACCGAAGTGGGTTGTAGGGTCAAGGGTCTGGAGAGAAAAATGGAGGATTTTTGAACGCACTTTCCCCTACCCCGTAATTATACTACATCTAGTGTGTTAAATCAATATAAACATACTAGATATAGTGGTATAAATAAATAACATAAATAGTGTCAATTATGTTGACATATACTGTGGTTTTGATAAAATTTCATTACTAACTTAATTTTATGGAGATTTAAAATGGAAAAAGCACTAATACAAGCCTTAAAAGACGAAAAAAATGATCTTAGATATTATGTTTTAAGATCGTCAGACCTTGAAAAAATTATAAATACTTATAAACCTGAAGATTTTAATCATAATATATGCTCGAAGTTTACTGAACAGCAAAGACTTCAAATTATGGCTGACCGAATGTTGTCAACTTATGTAAAAGGAGAAAAATAATGGAATTAGTAAAACAGTTTACAAACGACAAAGGCAGAGTTTTCAATGCAGTTGTTACTGAAGATAAAAATTATATGGGCGGATTAGTTGTATCTTTTTACGATGCAAAATCTGTTGATAAATATAAAGAATTAGATAAAAAGTATCCTGGCTCATTTGGCAGCCAGGTTAAATATGGTCAGTTTACTGGCGGTCAATATTACATCACAACTCTTTTAGGCACTGATGGCTGCGGTGAAAGTATCCGAGGTCGAGGTTTATGCTTTGATGGTGGCAATAGATATGCATGGTATCTGGATGCAGAAGCAGCAACTCAGGTTGATCTCTGGTTATCTGAAATCAAAGAAAACCGAGACAGAGCTAAAATGTTTAAAGAAGATGATAACAAAGTAAAACTTTTTGCAGAACAACTTAGATCAGAATTAGAAGGAGAAAAATAATGAAAGATAAAACAGTATGGGCAGTATATACAGACGAACACTATCTCGATAGCCTTTGGGTAACAGAAGCAAATGCTAAAGAGTATGTGAAGCGTGAACAAGAAAAGGACCCCAGATTTGAATTATACATCTGGGAGCAACCATTAAATAACTGGGGTAAAAGATTTGGAGGATATGGAGAATGAAATTTTATTTTGAAGTTGGTGAAGAGAAATATGAAATCCAGGCTAAAGATTTAGGTGCAGCACTTGAATACATGAATAGAAATGTCATGGATAAAAAGGGTGCTACGAACTATGCCTGGTTCGATGGTGTTAAAAAAAATAGTTACTATGCAGGCAACTACGGAGTTTGGGATTAGATTCCCAACCTCCTGCCAACGATAGTCAACAGATTATCTATAGCGTGTGACAACTTAAGCTCATAATACATGGGCTTTTTTGTATTTAACCACCTAGCCCATACAGCATCTCTCTGGTCCTGATCCAGGGAACTGATGACAGCATCAATAGTTTCTATAACCTTACTATCTGACTCTTCGATCATGTCCTCGAATGAAGTGTAATTACCTCCAGAAGACATCATGATACTTTTCTTAGGATAACCTAATCCAGAATCTTCCTGTCTCATACTACGAGCCCAGGCATCCATGTATTCCATCAGCATTTCTCTTTCCATTAATCAACTCCCTCTTTATTAGCTAACATTGACTTCTTTTACCTCCCAGCGATTAGATTTATTTTTAAACCAACCATGAACTAATAAGGTCCAGTTGGCTTCCCTTAAATTATTAACATGATCGTTCTCGGAAATTTTTTTGATTCGAGCTGACATATTCGATTTGGAAGTAACCTGTATGGCAATGGTTTCTCCATTTTTAACTGCCAATATATCCCATGCTCCAAACAAATCCCTGCGAGTGCGACTAAAAGGTATCCAGACTTCAACCACCTGGACAGTTTCATATCCTTCACTTTTTAGTTTTCTCAGGCTTAACTGAGTCGGTGACATCCCTGCCATTCTTTTCCTTCTTTCCAAAAATTCTATCCCAATTATCTTCGAACTGTTTAGGGTTCGGTATAGGACGAGGTGAACTCCCCTTACCCATATTAACTCCTTTTTAAAAGTTTATAATGTTCAATTTCTTCCATGTCTGCAAAAGGCATTTGTGTGATTATATCTTTTGCATCTTTTCTACTATATATTAAATACTTGCCCTTGCCTGTTTTGTTTCCATTTTCAATTATTT